CTGAAATATGTGTTAGCTGTAACTATCGTGCCCGTGATGGCTGCAGCAGTTGTCGCCCCGATTGTTGTGCCGTCAATTGCGCCGCCAGTAATCGCCACCGCGCTTGCGTTTTGCGTGGACATTGTGCCCAGGCCAGAAACCTGGGCGTTTGATATGGCGATCGAAGTGTTGGTGACCGATGAAACTTGCCCGCTGGCGTTTGTTGTGATAACGGGGACAGATGATGCCGATCCGTAAACGCCAGCTGTGCCCACGGGCGTAATGCTGAACTGGAAACCAGTTAAGGTTAGCCCCGTACCCGCTGTATAAATTGCGTTGTTTGAAAACTGCGTAAACGTAATGGACGTAGTGCCCAAAGTGCCGCCTGTTTGGTTGGTGTTTACCCAAGATGATCCCGACCAAATAGTGCCAGCCAGGACAAACAAATAGGCCGAAACGATTTCGTCCCAGGTATTCGCGTCCGATGATCTAGCCCATGCGCCAGCTGCAGCCACATAAATGCCGTTGTCCGCGCCAGCTGTTTGGTTTTTAACCAGGATGCGGTAGCCCGCGGGCAATGTTGAAACCCAATCGCCATTAGCCTGGACCGCTAGGCCTGATAGCGTAATGTTGCCGTTAGTGGTGTAGTTGGCTGGCTGCTTAAACGACAAGCCTTGCGCGACCGCGTCAACGTATGCCTGGTTAACAATATCGTTTGGACCGCTGGGGGCTGAAGTGATCGTGCCCGTGGTTGTTGCAATATTGGTAAACGTTGCAGCTGCGGGAACTAATCCGCCAATTACGCTGCTATTAATCGTGCTATTGGTAATCGTCAATCCCGACTGAACGGGATTAATGTTTGCATAGAACGGTGTCCCAGCTGGTCCGATCAACGTTACCAGGTCAAACGTTGGTTCGGGCTGGAATATCCCTTGAACGGGAACGATGTTAATCGTTGACGTTGTCGCGGCTGAATTAGCCATAAGGCAGCCTTAATCCGCTTGGCAAGCGGTAATGTATAGGGTGTTTGTGCCCGAACTAATGGCTTTGATGTAGAACGGTGCTTTTGGGGCAGCGACTAGAAGCGGGAAAGTCATTGCAGCTGGCAGCACAAATGAACCGCTATTGCCTGTGGATGCAATAGTGGGGGTTGCTACGGTGCTGGAATTAGAAAATTCAACGCCAACCCTACCAGTTCCAGTATTTAGCAACGAAACGTAATTGGTTTGATCGTTTGTTGTAGCTTCAATCAACGTGGCAGCACTTGCCGATGTTGTGAGGTCTAGTGCATAAGTGCGACCGCTGTATCGCATTGCGGAAGTGTTGACCATGTTCAATCCTTCAAAATTGTGTCTGAATTATAGGCTTCAAAAAGGAAAAAGCCACCCCTTTTGAGAGTGGCTTCCCTTTATTTCATACAGTTTTTAGCCGTAGTTACTAAAGTCGTAACCATAAACGTAAACGTCCATAGTTGCCGCTGCGCCTTGAGCTGTTCCTACATTTAAATATAGGTTTTGCGCTGTTTGTGCAGCAGTAGATGCAACCGTGCGCTGCGATACTACTGTAGAAGCAGACAATCCTGATAAAGCGGCATTTGCCACAATACCAGTACCGCCAGCGCTAGGTGCTGTAAACAGACCCGCGGCAGCAGTTGATAAAGATATTGACGCATTTGTAAAAACCACATTGCTAACTGAATAGCTAGTGGTGTTATTTATTGCCAAAGTTGCCTGGTCACCCGTTGCATTGACATTTACACCAATTGCGACAGCCAAAAGGCGAATCGCTTGGTTTGTTGCCAAATTAGAAGGGTGAACTGTTACTGTGGTTGCTGGTCCTGGATTAGCCATGATATGTTTTCCTTAAAAATGTTTAATGAAACGGGGGTGTTTAGCCCCCATTAGGTTTAGGCTGCAACGCGGCAAGCCAATTCGGGGTAAAGCGGGGCCCAACCATACAACACGTCAACGCGAGTAGGAATACTATCGTTGTTAATTGTATACTGGCGTATTACACGCAAAGACAAACCTAATTCTTTATCACTAGCACGCCCAGCAAAATGGACACCGTCTGGCAATTCTAAGTCGGCGGTAGCCAAGCAGAATGCGTTCTTGTGCATAACGATGTTTTGTGGGGAAACCGTACCAGTTTTGTTAAACGGTGTTACTGCTGCGGTTGCAGAAGTAGTCGGGATCGACACGTTTTGGAACTGACCAGCTGTAATCACGGCGGGGCTAACTGTTACTGAAGTAGTACCAGAAGTTGCCACGGTCACGTTGGAAGTCACCACAAAGTTACGGAGCTTGTTGCTGCCGTAAGCCTGGCGGTTCTGTGGGTTAACAGCAAACACACCATCGATCTGGATTACGTCACCTTGCTTCAGACCAGCAGTAGCGGTCGTTGCAGTTAACGCAATAGTCGAAGTTGTAGCCCAGCCAGAAGTCAAGAAGCCAGTTGCGGTAGTGGTTGCACAAGCCAGGGTCGCAGTTGAATACGATCCGAAAGTTTGTGCCACAACGTTTTGGTCCATGTACCAATTCATACCAGCGGAATCGCGGCCCATCATGCCTTTGGTGTATTGTTTACCGATTACGTCAGATGGAACAAACAAACCTTTCAAGCTGTCAACAATAGTTGCAGATGTAAAGGGTTCGATCACACATGAACGGCGACCATCGCGTGGTGCGCCTTCAGAATCAAGAAACGCACCAGCGGTCAAATAGGTAATTAAACCAGTTGGGGGTGTGCCAGCTGTGCCAACAATGTTAGCGGTGTTGTTCTTAGCCATTGTCAAACCGTCAAAGTCCACCTTGTTAGCAATTGCTGCAACGGCGGGTTTGAGAATGCGATCCGAAAATGCGTCCAATGACAAAGCCAGGTCTTGGCTAGTAAATTGGGTGTCAACGTGGAACTGTGTAGACAAAGTAACGGGTACTGAAGTCTCGTTAAAGTCTTCAACGTTCAATGCTGGTCCAGTAGTTCCAACAAATCGACCAGGGCGGCGAACGTTCAAAGTCGCACCGATTTTCGCGCCAGTAACGGCGAATTGGTCATCATAGTTGCGATCGACTTGGCCTGAGAAGGTCAACTCGTTTTCCAAAACCATTAAGGCTTCGTTTGTGATCATGCTGATCGTTAGTAAATTATTTGCCATTTAGTTTCTCCAAATGTTGGATTGTTGCGTTTGTTTCGCTAGCGGATTCGCCCAGCAAGTCGTGCTGCTTTCCAGGATTGATACGAACCGTGGAATTGACCATCGCTAGTCAGGTTCACATCTCGCCCGTTGGCTGCCGATCTGATAGGGTTAATCGGTGCTGGCGCTTTACTTTTGTTAACAACGGTCTTCGACAATAGCTCTTCGGGTTTTTTCTCGAATTGCGTTTCCAATTTACCAATCATTCTCAAAGCGGCTGTCATGGTCATGCCGTTAAGCTTTTCCGCGAGGTCGGGATTTTCTGCCAGGTGATATAAAACGCGAGGTCCAACCTCTGATTCAAAGATCGCATCGCGCACTTCATTGCTTACAGCAACGTCTGCTGATCCGACCATGTCTTCAAAGTCTGGAATCTCTGCCTTCGCTGTTTCCACCCGTTTCGCCCAGGTGTTTACCACCTTCATGCGTTCGGCTTCAACTCTGGCGTTTTCTATCTTTTGCTTTTCTTCCCCTAATCGCTGGTCCACACGATAATCTATGGCAGCTTGTTGATACTCATACATATCTGTGAACTGCTCTGGCTTTGGTTCACTATCAAACTTCGGTTCAGCGCTTGGCTGTGACCTGGCTTGCAGCTCCTTGACCTGGACTTCCAAAGATTCCCTTAGTTCGCGTTCCCTACGGGCTTCTTCCCGTGCTGATTCGCGCTCTTTAGTTATCTGAGAAAACCGCCTTTCCAATTTTGGATTTGGCTTGCGTTCTTCCGTTGCTTTCGCTTCATCTTCACCACTTGGTTCACTCTGGCTTACCTCTTCGGTCGGTTCTGCTGGAGTTTCCTCTACGGCAGCCGCGGCTTCTGAAGGTAATGGATCAGCTAAACCCATTCGTTTGGCGTTAAATTCCGCTAAATTTTCACTTGTAACCACATTGGCTGCAAGTCGTTCTGCTACTTCTGACATTGAGTTTCCTCAAAGAATTTGCCCCGTGAACCCCACGGGTAAAGGTTGTGGGTTTGTACCACAAGATTATTCATTCGTCAAGCTTATTGCATAGGTTGTTGTTCCATTGGCGGCTGCATTTGTTCTTGCTGCGTAAACGGATTGGCTTCGTGCCCAATGTCTGCTGCTGCAATGGTTGAATACTGGGCTTGTTCCAGGTTGCGCTTCTCAATTTCTTGCATAAGGCGGTTTGTGTCCATGTTGTGCAGCAACAATTCCACGATCGCTTCGATTTCCGTCTTATTCTGGCTTGTAAGTGAACGGGTATTTTGGTCGTTAACTCTGACTTCTGCCATTGTTTCGGTGTTGTGCGCCCTGGCGGTAACGTCCATAAGCTTGCGCTTGGTTGCGCCTTCTTCGCGTATCTGTGCCACCTGACCGCGGTTGTTGATCTCCAGCTGCGCGGCCTGGAGCTGCTGCTGCATTTCTTGCATTTGCTTTTTGTTGTTTGCCAATTCCATTTGGACCTGGGGCGGCACATCGGATTTTTCGTCCACCTGGGCCATTGGGTTCATGGATGCCAGGCGGTCGGCTATTACGTCCGCACCAGGGAAATCCATATTTCTAAACACCAGGTCGCCAGCGATATTGAATAGCTGTTCGTTGCCCGTTAACAGCGGCATCATGGCTTCGACTGCTTGCTGGCGCTTGGTTTGGAATCCTGGTCCAGTATCCATAACCACATCGTATTCGCCGACCGTGACATCGTTTAGCACTTTGCCCACTTCGGTTTTCTCATTAATCGTGGTCATGTCAGGCTGCCCGTCCGATCCAATAATCCGCATCACGCGGTTTGTGTCGTAGATGTACGGAATCAAGTCCAGGATGATTTTGCCCGTGTGACGGATCGACCTGGTCATGTTGTCGTAGAAGTGGAAGTTAGACAAATCGACCTGGCTTTGCTGCCCAGCCAATGCCTTACCCGAAATGTTGCCCGATGGCAGCTGATTGGGATCAAGTATGCCAAGGACCATTTGCAGATCGGCAGATATAGCGCCAGCTGCTTCCATGATGCCCGCGGGCGGTGCTTCTGGCTGCAGTCTGGTCGGAATGGGCGCTGGTACGCCTTCAATGTCTTTTTGCTTGTAGCGTAGGACGGGGCTGGATTTGATGTTAGCCAATGCCCATTCGTTTTCGTGGCCTTCGTCCTGGCCTTCTGCCAGCAGCCATTTGGCCTTTGGAGCTAGCGCAACCGATTCGGTCATGCTGGTGCGCCAGAAGTTATACATCCGCTGCGGGTCTTTAGCAAACCGTACCAGGCCGTAGCGCTTGCGGCGATCGTCCACGATTACTTGTGCGCCGTAGCATGGAACAACGGGGATATATTTTCCAGCCCAGGTTTTCTCTTCCAAGATTTCCATAGCGGTCATCTTGCACCATTTCACGGCCTTGCGGAATGTGTCGCGTTCGTCCACCACGGACAAACCCATTGCTTCGACCTTCTCGAAGAAGTTAGCAGAGTCGGCAAAGTGAACCGTGTTATCACTAAGTTGGTAAAGCTTGGCGCGTTCGCGTTCTACATAGAAGTATTCAGCTATGCGAATGTCCTCTTTAGTAACCCAGCTGGCGGTATCGTCACCCGTAGATCGCTGGGTGAAGTTAGCGCCATCGTCTGCGTCTGGGTAATATTCGCGGAAAACCTTCTTGTCCATGATGGTCGTGATCAGGCACTTTTCAGCGTCCGATCCGTCTGGCAATATTGAATTAGGGTCAAAGTAAACGGTAAACGGATTGTCGATTGTGTCGATGTAGATTTCCTGGTCAAACGATGATTCGCTGACGTAGCGGGTGTTTATGCGCCAGTAACCCCAGCCCATCCGCACGGCATAGTCAAAGGCCGTATCGTAGGCCGTATCAGCGTTTGAGTTAACTTCAATGTGCCTGGTCATGCCTTCGATCACCTGGGCGATCTTGTAATCTGCCAGGTTATTTACTGGCTGCACTTTGATCCTGGGGCGCTGCATACGCTGCTGGTTTGTCACCTGGCGGATGTAGGCATCGATCTTGTTAATCGTCAAACAAGGGCGGGCTTCCACGTTGCGCGAGTTCTGTATCTCCACGGGCCATTGGTCACCAGCTGCAAACTTAATATCTTGCAAAGCTTCGGCGCGGTTAGCAGAATCCGCATCATTGCTCAAATGCCAAAAGTCTATTGCCTTCTGGATGCGTTCGTCTTTAGCTTCGTTTGTTCGTGCCATTGGTGTACCTCTTTAATTTATTATCCCATCCAACCAGCGACCATTGCAACCTGGGCCTTGGGTTTTCTGGCTGCTGGTTCTTTAATCATTAGCGCAATGTATCTAAATGCGTCCGCCCCGTGGGAGTAGTGGTCATGTAGCGGGGTTCTACTGAACTGGCCCGATACTGGATCGACTTCATATCTGTAGTGGCGTAGGCAATTAATCCCTTCGGCAGCATTATCGCGGTCAAAGTAGCAGCTGGGGAATATGGTCCTGGCAGCATTGATCGAGTCTAGGATTGGCACACGGGGCAATATCTGGGTTTTGTATCCAGCTGCCCGCACTATGTCATCAATGGACCGACCAGCTGCAGCCAGGGTTTTATTCTCCGCATCGTGTGGCAGCCATACCTTGTCGTACACATAACCAAACGTTTGCATGGTTGCCAGGTAGTGGCTAATGGTCTTCTGGCTGTCTTCGATGTAGCGAATTAGCCTGGTTTCCATGCCCACAAACTGCAAAAACCAAATGGCTGTGCTGTCTGCCCATCCCAGGTCAAACACGGCATGAACTGGTTTGGTTGCGTCATATGGGACTTTTGTCAACCGACCGTCCATCTCCGCTTGCTGCAGCTCCTTGGCAAAGATAGCCCCATCGACTGATTGGCGGCATAGCCCTTCCCATACCTGGTTATATGCTTCCAGATCGCGGGCTTTCAATGCGTCCTTTTCCAGCATCAATGTATCTGGAAACCACGGGTTATCGCTCCAGTTGATC